ATTTTCATTCCGTATTGCTCATAACCATCTTGGCAAGGTGCTTTAAGGTCTATTAAGTCTAACTCTTTTAATTTGCTTAATGCCCAACGCTTGCCAGCTTTACCACCCCATAACAAGTATGAAATCGTACCGCAAGCCTTTGTATCGTTCTCGTCGTAGTATTCTTCTGCTCTTGACAAATAAGAATACATACGCTTAATAGTTTCTACGCTTATCGCTTTACCTTGTGCTAATTGTTGAGCTCTTACCTTACCTACTTGGGTTGCACATTTGTTGTTTACCTTTTCGTTAAGTTCTAATCCTCGCTTTGCGTTGTTCTTTACACCGCTTGGATAGTCTGTATAGCTTTCAAGTATCATCTTCTTGCCACCCTTTACACGCTTGTCGCTTTTTATAATGGCTCGTATCTCACTTAATAAATACTCTGCTTCAGCTTCTTCAATAGCTGCTAACTCTTTTTGCTTTTGCTCATCAGTCATAAAGTCCCCTAGAGTTTGGTCTTTAGGTCTTTCCATTTTATCAGCAAAGTAGCCTTCTATACTAAACCCTTTAACCTTACCAGTCTTTACAAACTCGTTCCAAATCTCATCGTTGTTTACTTTAACCGCACCTACCCAAGTACCTAATGGCAAATCCATACCATACTTAACACTCTTGTCGTGTACCTTGTCCTCTACTATCCAACTCTCAACTAATGATAGTCCGTTTATTTGGTATTGGTGTTCTAATGTACTGTTGTTTTGTTTGCCTTGCATTAAGTACATTTGCGAGGCTTTTAAGACAGTATCTTTTGAGAAATATATATAATACTCATCTTCTCCGTTTCGTCTGTATATAGGCTTATTTGGAATAAGTAACGCACCCATTAAAATACGCTTTTCCTTGTCTACCTCTGCAAGTTTAAACTCTTGCGATTTAAGTGCAATAAAATCTTCTTCTATTGCTGGGTTTTCCACTACGCTAATAGCTTCTATACCTATTTCTTGTTCTTCGTCTAAAATTAGTTCTACTATCCGCATACTATTATATAATGTTTTTAATTATTTTTTGTATTTAGCTTCCAATCGTTGCACCCTCTACAATGTTGTTCTCTAAACTCTGTGCTGTTGTAATATCATTAGCTACTACATACGCTTGTACTGGCTGTTGTGTTTGTCCTCCTACTGCTTGTGCTAATTGGCTTGTTTCTGTTGCGCCTACTATGTTAAATGATGGTGGTTGTTGTTGCGCTTGTGCGCCAGCACCAGCAGCACTACCACTTGGCTTTGGTATTTTTGTACTTATAATAGTCTTAACGTTTGCTAAACCAGAAGCTATAATACCAGCAGCGGCTATTGGGCCAGCTATACCGCCTTGTGCAAGGGCTTTGTTTGCACCAGTATATGTGTCTATTATTGCTTGTGCTATCCCTATGCCTTTTTGTGCCTCTGCGTTATCGCCAGCTAATGCACTCAAACCATTTAAAGCACCATTAATTGCCTCAACGTTTTTCATTTTAGCTTCAGCAGTTGTATCATCTAATTTTTTCTTGGCATCTTCTAACTCTGTATCTCTTTGTAAATTAGTTTGCCTTGACTGTTCCGTAAACTCATCAAGGGCTATCTGTGCGTCTATTTTAGCTTGTGTGCCAGCGTTTGCATTATCTACAATAGCTTGTAATCTTATTGCTTCTTGTTCAGCTTCTAATAAATCAATTTGTTTAAGGGCTTCTAACCTTTTAACCTCATCTTCTATTTGCTCTGCGTTAAATCTTTGTCTTTCAATAGATAGTTTGCTTTCGCTTTCTAATTTAGTGTTGGTTAGTTCTACTTCCTCTCTGTCTAAAGCTAAATCATTTGCTTTTTGTTCTGACCTAAAGCCTTCTATCTGCGCTAACACACCTTGCTTGTTTGCAAGTGCTTCTGTTAATGCTACTTGGTTTTCTATGGATGCGTTTTTGTTTAACTCTGCTTGTGCTGACCTCAATTGAGCATCAGCTTGGGCTAACATTGCTTTTTCTTGCTCTGCTAATACTTCTAATAATTGGTCATTTGCTTTTCTTCTATCCTCAATACTATTACGTTCTTCATCTCGTATTTGTCGTAACTGCTCGGCTTGTATATCGTATTTCTCTACAAGTAAGGATTGTTGTGCGGCTGCTAACTCTGCTGAATTAGCAAGTTCTACATTTGCTTTTGCAGATTTTATTGTTTCTTTTATATAGCCTTTTATTGCATCCTTGTTTTTTTCTACAAATTCTACGCCTTTATCAAAAGTATTATTTACACCAGTTATTGCGTCTATACTTTCTTTGCCAGCATTTTTAACATCTTCTAAAGCACCAGCGAAATCACCACTAAATACTTTCTTTACTGCACTTGCTAAAAAACCTAATGTATCTATAGCACTATTAAGTCTTTCAATAAAATTAGCCTTAATAGCAGCACTTAACTTTTTTAGGCTTTCAACTGGATTTTCAAATATTGCCTTAAAGAAGTCTATAACCGCACCGCTATTATCTACAATAAAACCAACAAAGTCATTAAACGCAATACTAACCGCCTCAAATGCTGTATTGAATAAGTCAGCTACCTTTTGGTTTTGCATAAATATCTCTGCAAGTTTACCTAACGCAGCAATGACTAAACCAATACCAGCAGCCTTAATAGCTGTACCTAAACCCTTAAAACCTTTAGATATACCACCTACTCCTTTTTCAGCTTTAGCAGCTCCTTTGTCTACTTGGTTTAGTTCATAGTTAATGTTTTCAATGCCTTTAACAGCATCTTTACTATCTACGTTAATATTAACTGTTTTCTCTATTGCCATTTTATTTCTTGTTTAAGTGCTTTGTAACCCTCTTTTAGTGTTGTAGGTAGTTTGTGTTTACCTTGTGCTATTCGGATGTTTTCTGTTTCTCCGTTTGCGTATTTTAAGCTGTCTAAAATTAGTTTTATCATTATTCTAATATTATTGTATCTCCTACCTCTGTTATTAATGTATCTCCATCCTCTGCAAGTGCAACTGGAGGTGGGTCTGTTGTTACTACTATACTTGTATCAAATGAGTAAGCATCGTTTCCATCTATGTTGTATTTTGCTCTTACCCCTAATGTATAAGTTGTATCTGGTTCTAAAGGCGTTACTTTTACACTTGTGACAACAGCTGTTCCAAATACGCCACCATTTAAAATAACATCATAACCAACTGCACCAGTAACCGCAGTCCAGCTTAAATTAATAGCAGTTGAAGATTTTGATGGAGATGTAACTTGAGCAACCCTATCTAAATAAGCGAATTGACTGTTGTTTATTTGACTTACAAACTCTTGTCTGTTATATAGTTCTAATTCTGTTTTATTGGTTAGTAGATTTGTCTTTATACTGTTTATTCTATATGCGTTGTTTGCTATTACTAATTTGTCTTTTAATTGTAGCTTTAGTAATATGCTTAAGGGTAAGTATGCGGTGTATTTAAACAACCTTGACGCTGGGTCAAACATTGTCTGTACATAATCAAAATAACCATCCTCAAATAAGTTAGTGCTTAACGTTGGTGTTTCTTGTAGAAACTCATCAGCTTCTAATCCAAAGTTTAACTGCAATCTTTTATTATAACCCCATTCCCCTATTGCTGTAACATTACTCGGACGTCTGTAATTACTTGGCGCACTACCACCAATTGTTAGTTCACTATCTGCATTAGATTGATATAAACTTGAAAATATTAAAGGCTCTCCAATGGTAGGCTCAAACTGTTTATTTAAAAATGCACCTTGACCAATAAGAGTTAAACTATTGTCTGTGTCGGTTAGCCTTTCATACATCATCTTTTCAAAAGGCAATTCTACTGTATAAGTACCGCCATCAAATTTGTCATCGCCAAAATCTTCTTCTGCAAATGGCACACCTTGTATCTCGTCTGAAAACTGAACAAGGAAACTTTCTTTGCTTTTAAATTTAAAGTCCATTTTCTTGTACTGAAAAAGCCTATCTACAGTTGCCTTTTCCATATCTACATACTTTGTAATGTCGTAGGCATCTTCGTTTTGATAGTATACTTTTGCTAACTCTACATTTATATTATCGCCATCTTTATAAACCAATAAATTAAAGAACTTAAACAATCCGCTTAAGAAGTCTATTACTTTCATCTCTGGCATTTGTCTACTTATCTCAAAAGTGTTTAGCACATCTTGGTTTGTAGGTGTATAGTTAGCAGTCCATTGTGTGACGTATGCTCCAGAGCCTTGTGGTTTTCTTTCATATTCAACAGAAAGCGTGTGTGTCATTGTTATTGTATTCTCACTTTCTATCTCTATAATTAAGTCTAACAAATCAAGATTGTTTGGACTGCTACCAAAAACACCACTTGTGTTTCTAAACTCCTCTTGAATATTTACTGTTCCACTTTGGTTTGTAAATTCTCTTGATGTAATCAAATTCCCAGTAGCACCATTTTTTATTCTTACAGTATAATTCTCTGCAGTTGATGTTGTTATTGATAGCGTTACATTATAACGATTTCTTACTCCATCTGCATTAAAATAAGGCAACAAATACAAAGTTCTTACATCGCCAATAGGACCAGAAGTATAAGTATATTTTGGGTCCTCATCGTCTTGGTTTCTAAATCTGTTAACAGAAATGTTTAAAGCGCCATCTGGATTTGCATTAGTTACATAACCCTCATTTTTGTGCATCCACATATAAAAGTTAAAAAACATTGAAGTCTTAAAGAAGCCAGTAAAACTTAACTCTGGATACGTTCTCTCTATTGCCTCTATAATAGCTTTTAGTTTTATAGCTGGTTTTAAGTCAGTATAAACAAGTCCAGTATCAGTAATGCTATCCTCATAACCATCAGCAGTAGAATAGCGCATATTTTTACTATGGTGTATATTAGGCACTATTATATCATCGCTTCCGTAAGTAGATGTTAGCGTAGCTAAATCAGCAGTAAAGAAGTTCTCTATGTTTGTTTGGTTATATGTAAAATTATAAGCGTTGTCATATATCAAGCCTTGTAGCGTTGTATCGCCTACAATCTCCTTTAATACCACTGCATCGCCAAAAAATACTACCTTGTATGCGTGTGCCTTGTTGTCTTTTAATGTTACGCTTTTAAACTGTATCTTACCTTTTTTGTAGTCTATTCCGTTCAGCTTTATTATAGCATCGTGTTTAAATCGTGCATCAAAACTGTTAAGCACATTTTGTTTCTCGTAATGTCTAAATAGTTTGTTATTGGTTTTAGAAGCTGGTAGATTAAACTGCTGACTGAAAGGGGTAAACACCTTACCTATGTCTTTAAGGTTTAGTAAGGTGTCTGTTATAGTTATGCTTTCATCCTCAAACAAGTCTGCTCTAAAGTAATCGCTTTCAATTATGTATTGGTCTGTATTAGGGCTTGTAAATAAATCAGCAGAAAGGCTTAACTGCGTATCGCTATCAATAGCTGTAATTGATGCGGTTAGATGTGTTCTTTTGTTAGTGACAATATCTCCTACACTCACGCTTGTATTAAATATACCAGTATTGTCTACAAGTTTATTAGATGCAAACCCAGTAATACCGCCCTCTAATCTATTATACCCTTTTATGTATAGTTCTATTATCTGCATCTATCGTATGTTGTTAATAGTATCAAAAGCAAAGTCTATCTCTATTGTGTAGTTTATTAGTTTGTCGTTTAAGTGTGTTTTATAGTTTAGACTGCTACTGCTTACGTTTATTGGTAGTGTCTGTGAGTTTATCTCAATCCAACAATCTTCGCTTAACTGCATCTGCTTAAATACCTCGTTGTATTCCTCTGGATAAAAACCAGTATTTAGAGTTAGCTTCTCGCTTCCGTTTTTAGTAAGTATCTTTTGTTGGTGTCTGCTTGTATCGTAAGAACCACCTACAACTATATTACGTTTAAACTTTTCTGTTTTAGTAGTTAGTACCTCGTTAGTTCTTTTGAAAAACCATAGGTCTTGTAATGCACCAAACTTATTTACAAACGTTACTTTATATGGGTCATACTTACACTCCTCTATATTGTCTACTGTTAGCTTTATTACTCCATCAGTAGTGTCTACATAAATAGTATCAAAGTCAAATAAAGTAAAGTCATTAGCAAACTGCTCTAAACAAGAGCTACCCTCAAACGTACCACCATCTTGTATAACTCTATCCTCAAACTCATCAGAGCCATTTATAGTGTTTGTAACGTATTCTATTTGCTCATCGTTTTCATTGCTACTTGTTATTGCTTTAGTGTATACTAATTCTCCGTTAAGTTCGTATGTTACTTGTGTGGTTGTTGATGTATCAACTGGTATTACTGCTGGTGCGTCGTCTAACTTTACAACCTTTGTGTTTGACTGTAATAGCCCTTGATTGTTTATTGATGTTGTTTGATTTTGCGCACCATCTTCATAAAAGCCATAGCCATCAAACCCAGTTAAATTAGTGTAGCTTGTGTATCCTTGTGGAGAGCCACTAATATAGTTGTTAAACCTATAATCTACCCAAACAATGTCAGTTGCGTAATCCCCATTAAAAGTTTGTAGTAAATAATCTCTAACCAATTCGCTAATCTCAAAAGTTACTCTTGGAATAGTAACAGATGAAAACCCAGAAGGCACACCAACTGCAAACGATGTTAATTGAAAAAACGCACCAGCACTTCTATCCGTTGCATCATTTTTAGTACCAGTATATATGTAAAGTTGCAAGTCTACTTGTGTTAAGTTAGTTGCTGAAATGTTTATGTAATATGGGCTTCTTGCGTTTATCTTGCTCATTTCTTGTTTATGTTTACTTGTATTTGTTTCTCTAATCCTATTGAGTATGCTTGTACTAAATCATCTGGTAAACGCTTAAACGCTGCTTCAAATGGTTTTGTAAAAAACAAACTTGGCTTTATTCCTTTTTTATATATTGCTCTTGCTATTAAGTATTGTAAACTTTGTCTGCTTAAAAACTTACCTCCTTTGCCTCTTGGTGCTATACCCTTTCTAACTATCCACTTGTCAAATGCTTTTCTTGGTGGCATTTTAGTTGTATAGGAATAAGGTGTATTGTATTTCTTTTCTTTACCGCTTACCCCTCTGTCTTGAAACACACCATAATCAGCCATTTTAAAGCCCATAGACGTAGTTGAACCTTTTTGTGTTATGTCATACCCAAGACTGTTATAAAGTTCTTTAGAAGCGTTCTTTTTGCCTTTAGTCAAGTTACTTCTACTTTGCTGTATAACGTATTTAGCAAACTTATTAAGTTCATCCCTTAAATACTTATCTGCTAACATATTGTAATATCATTCTTAACAAACACATTAAACGTAGCACTCCACCCAGCTAAACGATTGTCAAACCTTTCGTAAAAAGGCTCAAGGGTTGCATCGCCATCTAATTGGTATTGGTCGCTATATAGTGTGCCTTTTCTTAATACCATTACTAACTTGTTTAAAACTGCTAATTGTGTGTTTAATATATCTTGTTCGTTGTTATTTCCTCTAAATACGTCTGTAGTAGGTTCTTTGCTTTCGTCTACTATGTCCATTGCTAATACACTAATATTAAACGTTAGCGTTTGCTCTTGTGTTGTAACGTTGTTTATTATAATGTGGCTTAATGGAAATATAGATTGCTTTGCTAAATCAATGTCGTATATATCGCCAGTTGTAACTGTGTTTACATTTACATCGCCAAGTAGTTGGTCTTTTATTGTTTCTGTTAGTAGGTAAAACCCTCTTATTCCAGTCTGGCTCATTCTATGCTATTTAAATTTACTTTTTATTTGTCTTGCTTCTATTTCGTTTTTTTCTTTTGTGTATGTTAAGTATGTTAAGCACTCGTGTACACCTAATTTAGTGATATGTTCAAATTTTGTAATATCTCCGTTAGATAACCCATAGATTGAGTTGTACCACCCCCATTTGGCTGTGAAGTTAGATACTGCGCTAAAATCTCCTCGTTCTTCTTGTCCAAAGAGTTCAGCATAGCTATCGATAAGTCCTTGCCTAAATTGTAAAAAAAAACCACCGCACCAAGTACAGCATCTAAAGGCATATCTTTTGCCAGCTCGCTATTGTTAGGCTCGTAGTCTTTTATGGTGTATCTGCTTCCGCTTCTGTGTTCTATGGGTCTGTATAGTACGTTTACTGCTCTGTGCAAATTATCGTTATCCCCTATGAAAGTATCAAGGTCTACATACTCGCCAAAAGACATATCCTCAAGGCTTGGTATAAAGCCATACTCAACACCATTCATTTTAAACATACTTATAAGCTGGTGCTTTGTGTCAAACATACCATTTATAATACTGCATATCTCTACTATGTCTGTGGCTTTCATATTTCTAACCACTAACTCTGGCACGTTGCAGAATATCTCAATGGTCTTTAGTTGTAAGTCTGTTTCACTTAAATCAGCTAATTTTGCATACTCTTGGTACTGCCCTAAAGTTATCTCGTTGAGTGTTGTTGGTATAGTTAAATTAACTTTCATACTAATATATAAACGTTTTCAAATTATTTTAGTGGTTAATGTACTGCGTATTTACCTCTGTTTGGATTTTGTAATTGATAGCCTACTGCATACCTAACCGCATCTATTAAGTGATTGTACTTATCTATTGGTGTGTTGCTCTTGCGTTCTAACCAGCAGTAGTTGTTTAGTTCTTTAATTAGGTTTGTGCTGTCTGGGCTTACAACAAGGTCATAGTCTTGTAATAGGCTTATGCCATACGTTACACTACCTTGCCCTTTAATACTTGGCTTTACGTTACAATGTCTTTTAAGTTCTGTTATTAGTCTTGGCTCTGCACTATCAGCTACAATTAAACCATCCTTTGCGTGTTTCTGATTTAACTCTGCTATTTGTGATGTTGTTAGTCTTGGTAAGTAAAAGCACTCTTTTAAATATATTGTCTTTGTGCTTGTGTTTATGTTTACCTCAACAAGTGTACTTGGGTCTGCTGCAAATCCGTAATCTTGTCCCCACACACTAACGCTGTATCTTTTAAATTCTCCTATTGTCCAGTTGCTAAATATAACCCCCTCTGCTTTGTTTAACCACGCACCTAACATTTGTTGTTTATACTTCTCTGGTCTACGTTCACGCATCTGTGCTATTTGGTCTATATAGCTTTTAGATAAGTTGTCTATGTTGTCTATGTATGTGGTGTGTATGTAGGTTGTGTTGTCTTTGGTTATATTGCTTCCCTCTTGTACCCCTCTGTCCTCAAAGAAACGCTTGTATATAAAATGCTCTTTTGTTGTTGGGTTTAGTATTAGTATAACTCTGTTCTGTAAGCCTTTTTCTCTTACGGATAAATCTATGGTGTCAAACTTCTGCTCGTCTGTTAGTTCTTCAGCTTCATCTACCACCCAAGTAGTAATACCTTGTAAGGATTTAAGGTTTGCGGTTTGGTCACCGCTTGAAGTCTTTATACCTCTGAATATTATTTTGCTTCCAGTCTTTTTGTTTAGTATCTCGTCTTTAGTTATGTGAAAGTGTTCTATTGAGCCAAACTGTTCAAGCTTGTCTATAAACTCTGGTATGATAGATATATATGCAGATGTTAATGTATAGCGTGTAAATAGTATTGTATGACCTTGTTCGTAGGTAAGCATAACTAAAAGGGCGTTTACTGAAAATGACTTTCCAGAACCACGCCCACCACTAACTATGTAGTACCTACTGTCACTCTGAACAATAGGCATATATTTTTTCTTTACCTCAATCAACGAATTTTAATAAATCTCTAAAATTAATGTTTAAGCCCTCTGAAGAGTTTATGTCTACGCTATCTTTAGGTTTACCATACCTATACCCTAAATACAGTTGTAAAGCCCTCATATCGCCCTTTTGTTACTAACTCTCCTAACTTACCCAATGCTTCGTCTTTGTCTATTATAGCATCTAACCGTTCTATTAGTTTCTGCTCTTGTGCTTTTGGTTTTCTACCAGCGCCTTTTCTTGCGCCTCCGTGATTTTCGCTCATATCTTTTATCTTGATAAAACTTGATTATTCAAGCTACTAATATATAAACATAATTATATTTTTTTAGAGCAGTATCTCTTCTATCTGTTCTATTTGCTTTTCAGTAGCCTTTGGTATCTGTTCCATAACGTATAATCTATTGTCGCCTATTAGGGCTTTGTACATTAGTTCTAATTCTGTGTTATACCTTTTGTGTTGGTCATAGGTGTTTAAGCTATGTATTATTGAAGCGTGTGTTGTTTTGTAGTTGTTCTTCTCGTATTCTCTTACTATTTCCATAAGTCGCATCTTGCTAATCTTATATAGGTAGTAGTTTGCTACGCTTCGCATTTCTATTACATCTCTACGTCTTGTTTGTTCAAAGATGTCTATGTTTGTTGTTTGTTTAATTGTATCTCTTACTGTTTGTAGTTTCATATCTAATCTATCTTTGTAAATTCTGCTGTTTGGGTTTCGTTTATTTCTTCTTTGTTGTTAAAGTATTGGTCTACTAATGCGTCTATCATTACTAACTCGTCTATGGTAGCTGTTTTTATTTTGTGTATCAGTCCATCTATTTTGTTTAGTACGTTTATGCACATCTCTGGATTGTTGTGGTATACTGTATTAAACCCCTCTTGGTAGACTTGTTCTAATATCTGGTTTGTCTTACCTACTTGATACTTTACGTTTTGTTTAAACGCTTTGCTACCTTTTAGGTCATCGTTAGCCTCTAATAGTAGTTGGCTTATTAGCACACACTTTAAATAGTTGAGGTGCTTGTCGCTTATTACTTGTTCTTCTCTATCCATTTCTCTTGTTCGTTTCTTATGTATTCTATCTCTCGCTTTAGGTAGTCTGCTGCTTTTTCAAGGTCTTTTAGTTCGTTGTCTTTCTTTCCAGCTCTACAAACGTACTTAATTATATTACCTCTGTTGAAGTTAAGGTTGTAGTCTTTTATAAAGTCTATCACATCGTAGCCTTTTCCGTTTTCGTAGTGTAAGTATGTTGCTCTCATATTATAGCGTTATCTAATTGTTGTATAAGGTGTCGTATCTCACTACGTTCAAACTTGCCACTAATCTGTGCGTTGTAAGTCTTAAACGATAAGCTATACATATCCTTTTCTGTATCTCCTTTTTTTTCTTTCTTTCCTAAATACTCAATCTTTAAATCTAATTTCATTTTTATTTTGGTTTTAATTATTATTTATAATGTTTTGGATATGGCTGCTCTTTATGTTTACATTTCTTTTTTTCTCTTTGGTCTAAAAACTTTATGTACCTAAATTGTCTTAATTCGTGTCTTATTACTCTATCTTTATTTTTAGGATTGTTAAGCAAATTATAACCCCTCTTACCAGCTTTTTCGCTTGTTTTAATAGAATTATGAAAAGTTTCTCCATCAAGTTCCCAAAATTTATTAAGATGCTCTCCATAATAACCAAAAGAACAAGCCTGATAAACTATTCCAAAACCACCACATCTTTCGTCAGCAAAGCTTTGTATCCATTTTATTTTAGGGTATTTACGTCTTATATATTTAAGTGAGTAACTTATTGCTCTACTCTCTGGGTATTGACCTACATCATCTGCTATCCACATTCTGTTTAGTTCTAAATATTCATTTTTTTTTGTTCCCTCTACAACACTTGCACAACTTGCTGGGTTCATAGCGTATCCATATTGCAATACACCTATTATTTCATTACTATTAAATAAACCAAGATGTATATAAGTGCCATTATAAAATTTGCCACTATAATGATTTTTAACTATAATATCATTTGCAAGTTTTCTGTCTATTTCTTTTATATAAAATTCATCTGTGCCAAAACCTAAACATACTGCATCCCCCCACAAAGATGACTGTGTTGAGTATATATATTGTTTTTTCATAGTGTTTGTAAATAACTATTAAAACTTTTCTCCGCAGCATCTTTAGTAAAAGTACAATTCTCCATTGAGTTGTAATGATAAAAAGTAAAATCAATTAGTAAGTTTAATATCTCTTTATTTGACATAGACATTATTTTATCGTTCCTTTTAACTTTGTTTAAAACTGGTATAATGCTACCACCATTTAACCTCATTGACTTACCATTCTTGTTAAGATGCTTTATTAATCTTCCATCATACAAATAGTTTTGACCTAAATACTCAACCAACTCTAAAAGTCTATTGTGATTTTTTTGCAATTCGCATATACCTTTTTTAACCTTATTTGTTTTCCCTAAAAAAACAGAAACTAAAGCTGGTATAGTGAAAAGTTTACCATAAACATTTTCAGCTTCTTTTAAGTTGTTAGGACTTTTCATAACTTCTAATAAAAATCTTTTATAATCTTTATTACCACTTCCAGCATAGCTAACAATATAATCTATAACCTTTAAAGATTTCCCCCTTGTGTTAAATGATATAAAAGTTTTCCTTGCTTCTTCATTGTCTTTTACTTGTTTCTCTAAAACATTAATCTTTCTATATTTAAGACAATTAAAAACTGCGTTATACAAGTGATTACCATCTGTTAATATTTTAGTTCCATCCTTTGTAACACATATAAGTACATCGCGAAGCTGTCCATTTTCATAAACTGCTTCCGCTAAATCCTTAACATTCTTTTCGTTCTTCCATCTTTGCCAAGTCGGTATTACTACATTATTAAAATCTTTTTTTGTGTAAATTGTTCTTTTTGTTTTTGTTTTTGTTTTCATTTTGTTTTTATTTTGTTATTATAATTCTCCAGTTAAACAATAGTTATCTAAATCTGCACCCTCTATAAAGAATTGATTATATAGGTGTAGTGCTTTTTCTACTTTTTCCTCGCCTTGAAAGTAAAATTCTTCCGAGCAGTTAAATATACCAATATCCAAACTACCCTTGTCTAATGCCAAGAAATAAAACTCTTTGTGTGTCTTACCAAATAGATTGCAGTATAAGTAGCATTGTACATCATATCCGTACTTTTTAGCTGACCAAGCAAAGTCTTTTATGTTTGTAGTCGTTTTAAGGTCTACTATTCTATTAGTAGCTAATACATCTGCCTTGCCTCTAAAGGGCATCGTGAAATCTCCAGCACTAACATTATCTATAGCTGGTATCTCAAACTCTGCTTTAGTTATTAGTTCCTTTGCGTGTTCGTTTCTGTAGAACGCATCTACAAGCCTCTCTGCTTCACTTCTTTCCTTTGCAGTATACACAGACCCAAACTCCTCTTTAGCCTCTCTAAACTTCTTTGTATTTCTACTTTGTACCTCTACAAACTTTTGCGCCTCAAATTTCTCTGGCTCAAGTATTGCCCAATGAAACAAAGCACCAGCTCTCAATGCCGCGCTTTCGCCGCTACCATACTTCAAACTAAAGTTATATGTCTTTGGGCTTGATAGAAGCTGTTTAAGGCTACTACTACTTAAAGCAAGGGTATTTAGTTCCCCATAGTAAAAGGTGTCATCTTCCATACGTTTAAGCAGTTCTGCTCTGTCGTATTGTTTTCCGTCTAATAGTTTTATCTTATCCATATTATTCAAGGTCATAGTTTTTACAATCTTCGGAGCAGTATGTTTGTCCGTTTGTTTCTGTGTCGCACATTCTACAAGTGCTTACTGCGTCTGGTTCGTCTATATAGTGCATTTGATATTTGTTTAAGTCGTCTTTTAATTGTGTTATTTCTTCTTGTTGTTTTTGTATCAGTTCGTTCTTCTGTTGTCTAATAAGCTGTACTCTTTTATGTAGTACCTCAACCTCTGTACGCAGACCATTTACAAATGTACCTATTTCGTTCATTGCTTTGATACAGTTGCGTAAGTCATTGTTTAATGGCTTGGCATCTTTCCACTCCATTATCTTATCGGCTAACCAATTAAACCACAGATTATATGCTTGCTTTTGTAGTAAGTCCATTATTGTGCTGCGCCATATATAAACCCTAATACAAACGTAAGTGAAGCAAATAATAATATAGCTAATCTAATTATATATGCTCTTGTGTTTTGTCTGTTTTGTTCTTGTTGTTCTAACTCTTTTTGGGTTAGTACCTCAATTCTGTTTTTGCGTGTTTGGATATGTAATCCAGTCTTTGTCTTTTTCATTGTTATTGTATGTTATAAATTATACTTCTTATATATAGTTCTCTATCCTCTAAACGTTTCTTAATACGTTCAGTAACCCCTTCCATTTTATTAAGGTGGTGTAGCGTGGCTTCTATTTGTTGAAGTTCTTGTTTTAAGTCTTGTAGTTGTGTTTTCATACCGCAATATACAAAACTTTTTTTATTATAAACAAATTATAAACAAGCTATTTTGTAAATCCGTTTAAATTAATTATTGATGCTTGTGCTTCGTCAAGCAAGTAACAAGGCTTTAATAGTTTCTTTTTAGTCCATAGCGTTGTATCTGGGCAGTACATATCTTTCTTCTTTAAGTCTGTTAGGTTGTTTAGCCAATACATATAATTCCCTTTAGGGTCATTAACAAAGTATAGGGCTATCTTACCAGTTTCTATTAGCTTGTCGTACTTGTACACCTCTAATAGTTTTTCTTTGTAGTATTTGTTTCTGAACTTCATTTCAATTACTACCTCTGTTCCTTTAGGGCTTGTGCCTATTGCATCGTAATGCTCAAAGCCATCGCCAGTATGTGTTAAGTTCCATCCATCTAAATTTAAAAGCATTATTACAGCTTGTTCCCACTTGTGTACATTTTTTATCATTTATTGTATAGTCTGTCAATATCGGCTATCCATCGTTTTAACTCTTTAGGTCGGCAACTGCAGGGTTCAAAATAGTGATGATTAAAGTAAATGTGATGCAAATTACATAATAGCTTGTATTGTGGTTGTGTTAATTTGGTTGTAACCTCTGCCTTAAATTGTTCCCATTGTTTTCTGTGTTCTATTTCCATAAGTCTAAATCTATATCATTCCACTCATCTCTGCGTTTATCACATCCGCAATCTTCTACCCATATTTTTTTTACTACCCAACGTATGCCAGTATAGTAAGTAATGTAATATACTAAATCTCCTAATTTCATATTAAAGTATTTATATCGTTTAATTTATTATTATCTATTTCGTATGTTGGTGCTTTTAAAGTAAACGTAGTTTTGTTTGTTCGTGTTCTTATAGTTCCTTCTTCATAAAATTTAGAACGTTCTAATAACTCATTTTTAGTAACCCATCCGCATACAGTTAAATTACTTGTTTTTTTATTTAAAGAACAGAATATATAAATATCACAATCAAAGTCTTTTTGGTAAGATATAAAATTATTAACATAGTAAGGTTTTACATCAACAGTTCTACCCATTGTTTTTACATCTATTCTTTTGTTTTTATATTTTAAATCAAATCCACCATCAAATCCATTTATTAGTTTTGTGTCTATATTTAAAAGTTGCTTTACTTTAACTTCTCCTAATAAACCTACATATTGTTCTTCTTTGCTACCATTAGCCTTACTCCTATTACCAACATTGTTTGTAGATAAAAAATCCCAAACCATTCTCTTTGTTTCTATGTCTACACTTATGTTAATCAAAGCTGTTCTTTTATGTGTTTCTTTGCGTTCGTGTATGTGTTGTAAAGTGAGTAATAACTTATACCAGTTTCTCTGCTTAACGCTGCTACGCTTTTACCACTTGCGCATATCTCAAATACTTTTCTATCGTACCAGTATAGCTCATCTAATATGCCATCTATTTGGTCTTTGCGTTTAGCGTATTCTACTTCGTCTATCCCTAAATCTTCTGCTTGTTTCAGTTCGTCTATTTCTTCTATGTATTCTTTTATTTGCCTTGCTTCCTTTTTGTGGGTGTTTAAGTATATGCCTCTTAACACTTTCCAACAGTAGTATATGTTTACATCGTTATTATGCCAAAGGTCTAAACCCTTATCTACATCTCTTATAAGTTGTTCGTACATACTCATAACAATGTCCTCTGCCATACTTTTGTTACATCCAAAGGCATACACTACCCTTAACCAATCTTGGTGTCTTAAATAGGCTATTTCAACAAGGCTTTTTTTCATTCTTTATTTATTTATAATCCACAATATCCGCTGTCACATTCGTTAAAGTCATCGTCAAATAATTCTGTTTGTGTTTGCCATTTTATAATGTCTTTAAAAGATAAATTTTTATCTTTATACCAAACATCTTTTTTATGTTTTACTCTTTCTTTTGATGCGAACCAATTAATTTTATTGGGGTGTTTTTCATACATTTTTTTAATTAACATAGGTGTTTTATGAAAACAACCTACACAATTATTCATATAGGCAAATCTAACATTTTTACCTTTCCAATATTCTTCTATATTATCTTTATATATGTTATCTTCAATTAAAGGAAATGTGGGTTTTTGCCATTCAATATCTGCCCATTTATTTAGTGTCCCTCTTTTTCCTACTATTGCTTTCATTTCTAAAAAACCATTACTATTAACTTTACCTAAAGTTCTTTTTGCTCGTCTTGTTTCATTTGCTCTAAATCCCAATCTAAACTCGCAAGGTATATTGACGTTATTTCTCCACCATTCAAACATTGGTTTCATTTTCATTTCAGTTGTACAGTATCTTCGCATTGGGTCTGGAAGTGTACCGCCACCCTTATCAATAACCTCGTCAAAAGTTTTACCAGTAACCCAATCAATCTTTTGACCTATATGTTGCTCTAAATCTAACATAGTATATATTATAGTGTCATCCTCTAATGTGCCTATAAACTCTGTTCCTAACCTATCACTAACTTGTTGTCTTATTTTATCGTCTGGGAACATACATCTTTTATCGTCTGTTCTAACTAAAGAAAACACATTATAATCAGCTGGGTAATTAGCCGCTATGTAGCTTGATGTTTTACCACCACTAACTGTATTTACTGTTTTCATAATAGTTTCTTTTTAGTTGTTACAAAATATTCTAATGGGTCGTATATCTCGCCCACTACAAATGGTAGCCCAAACTCGTTAATACTAAAGCTAAAGGTTTCAAAGGCATAACCCCTTGAACGCTTACAACTAACTGTTACCCATTCCTTGTTTACTGTGTTTGCTTCTAATTGTATTTGTGTTTCTGTCTTTTTTTCTAAAAAGCTACCCAAGTGTCCAGTTGGTTTGTCGCTTCCGTAATTGCTATGTATTACAGTTATTATATGGCAGTTGTATTTAGCTGACCACTCCATTATTTTTTGCACACATAAGTTGCTTTCTTCAAGGTTGTTTACATCGCTGACTAAATCAGCCACACCATCAATAACAACTAAACCGTTTTTGTCTTTGTTTTCTTTTAGTATAAATTCTATAAATTGTATTCTTTGTTTGTAGCTTATTGTTCTTAAGGCATAGGTTTGATAACAACCTACATCCCTAACATTAGCCATATCTATAACTCTTTTAAATACTCTCTGGCTATGCCAATGCCCTTGCTCTGTATCAAAGTGTATAAGGCATCTACCCTCTCGGTGTCCTTTTAACTTACCGCCAAAGTTATTACCACCGCTTAAATATACTGATGCCAATAGTGATGCAAAAAATGTTTTCTTTGTCTTTGGTGGTGCTTGTACGAAGCTGAAGTTACCGTAAGTTCCTATTGGAATTGGTATTGTAATATCGCCACCTTTTGTTTGTATTGTCTTTTCCCCTAAACTTAAAGCGGTTGGAGGATACTCTAATACTTCGGTAGTGTCTATTGTACACTCCTCTTTTATTAGTTCCATCAACATTTGTTGTGTAGTTTGTTCTTCTGTCATTTCTTTTGTTATTGTTATTGTTTTGCTTAAAGGTATAAAAAAAGGGGGTAAAAACCCCCCTTGATTATGAAAAAATTAAAATGGCAGTCCGTCTGCCTCTGCTGGGTGTTCTTGTACAGCTTCTTGTACTTCCTTTTCAGCGTTCACAATAGTTCCGTTGTTCCATACAACTTTACCATTACCAAGATAAGTTTTCTTTTTCTTGGCTTCTCTTTCCTCTTGTGTTTGACTAACATAGATACCAGTATTATTACCGTATCGTGTTTCGTCATTTACTGACATTGTAAGGTTTATATACACCTTGCCATTAGCAGCTGATACAAACTTCTCTTTTGGCAATGCTGCCACGTCTAAACTAAAATTAATTAATGCACTCATATTTATTTATTTATAGGGTTTTATATTCTGTTTTTTGTTTTTTAAAACTTTCGCTTTCATCTTCGCCAAATACTCCAAGTTCATAAAAGCCAGTTAGTTTTAGTACTGCTCTACTCATTGCTCGTTTCTCTGCCATTTCTGCAACGTACCAGCTGTTGGTGTTACCATCCTTGTAGCCTTCGCCTTTAAGCGCACTACCAAAGGTTTGTATGCTTTTACCATCTTTTTCTGCAAGTGCTTTAAATACTGCAAAATTAGGTTCACATTTAATTACTTCATAGTTTACACTCATTTGTTCAAGTGCTTGTATCTTGTCTATACCTTGTCTTGTAATAATTGTGTAATGTTGATGCTTAAAAAAGTCATCTTTAGTTAGGTTATACTTTTTGTACAACTCTGTTAGTTTTTCCTTGTTCATTGTTCTTTGTTTAAAATTTCTACTTCTATTATCGCTTCAAGGTATTCTACTCTACCTTCTAAAGCCTCTATCCTTGCATTTAGATAGTCTATTGTCGTTGGGGTTGCTGCTCTTTTCACGTCCTCGTAATGTGTCATTATTCTATAAAATAATCAAAAGGACTGTTGTGCCATCCACACATAGTTCTTAAATCCATAATAGTTCCAAACTTAAGTTCTGTAACAAGTTCTACTTGTTCTAAATCTTCAACTAAATTTTCAATTAAATCTGGATACTCCAAATTAGCTTTGCTTATTTTATCCGCATAAACTGGGTGTAATCGTTCAAATAAATTCATATTGTTATTGTTTAAAATTAATGATACACAAATTTAACAAAATATATTTAATATAAACAAATTATAAACTACTTTTTTTTATAAATAACAAAAAAACCACCTTGTGATAGGTGGCTTAATTGACTGCTAAACAGTTGAAAACAATAACAAGACATTGGTTAGTCTATTCAAAGATACACATTATTAGCGTTATATAAGTAAGGTTTATTGGGAAGTTATTAACTAAAAGTTTTGTTTGTCTTTTAGTTCTTGTAGTTTAGTCTTGTATTGGTCAAATATTTCTTGCCATTCTGGGTCTGTAAGTTTTAGTACCCCTCTTGACTTTTGTAGTAGTTCTTGTGATAGTTCTTGCCCCAAAGCTATACTATACTCATACTGTCTACCATATTCAAATCTGTTACACTTTCTGCATTGAGCGTGTACGTTGCTTTCATCGTACCTTGTGATTAAGTGTTGTCTACCAATAAAGTGTCCAGCATCTGTTTCTGTAAAGTGTACCTTTTTACCGCAGCTTATACAATTACAATAACCAGTATTGTTATCCGCATCTCTACGTCTTATAAACTCGTGAAAAGGTTTATCAATCTTATTCTTCCAATACTTTAAAGTCTTTTTTTTTGCCATTTGTTTTCACATTTGAATACACTACAGATATCTTATATTTATTATTAATGTTTTTTATCTATTTATTTAGAAATATATTTATATCTATATATTTAGAAAACAGTTTTTTATAATAAATGGTACAAAGTTATATATTTATTTTTAGAAAAAAAAATTATTTTTTCCAATGCTTTGTAATCTTCTCTGCACTACGCATACCAAAATACCCACCATAGACTAATAATAAAAGTGAAGAAAGTAAGTCTATCCAGTTAGGGTCTATTTTAAAGCCTTCTAACGAACTATCTAATATTATATAAATAAATAGTGTGGCGGTTAAAAAAGCAAGTGTTAATGGTCTTATATTGCGTGTAAGGTAGCTGTCTGTTTGGTTGTCGCTTACCCATCGCTTTGTGGTTTCTTCCATCTCAATCATATCGTAACGCAGTTCTTCAAGTAGAAGTTCTTTATCTGGTTGCGATAGTTTATCGTCTTTACCTATTTTATCTGCAAGGTCTTTTAATTGTTCTATACCAGTAACGCTACCAACAACCGACAATAGTTCTGGTGCTACTTCCTTACCTTGTTTTACGAGCCATCTTAAAGCATCGCCTACTCTTGTAGTTCCGTTCTTTTTTTTGTAATCACCCATTCCACCTTGCTTTAGTTTTTCTTATGTCGTAATGTACAAACGTATCGTATAAACCTAAACCGCCTTGAAGCATATGTCCCATATCTATTAAGTCCTCTATAATTCTGTATACCTCTGCTGGTTTTAGGCTCTGTATAGTTATGTCTGCAGCTTTGCCATACTGATGTTGCGATTTTTTAGATGAGCCAGATATTTTCGCATTATACTCTGGGCATCTGTAACCGCTATTGATAGTTATAGGTCTACCAGTATAATCTCTTAAAAACTGTAGTTGTGATGCAAGTTTAATAATGTTCTCATATACCTCTAAAGGCATATCACATCCCCCCTTACATTCAAACTCTTGTATTTTAAAGTTCTTTGTCATTTTTCTTCTTCTGCGTTTCGTATATCTTCTGAAACGTATATACAATAGAAGCTAATAAAAGAATAATTTTTAAACTGTTCTCAACGTGCGTAAAGCTAACCCCTAAAGATATAGCATTAAAAAAGGCTAGCCTTATATCTCCTACTGTCATAGCATCAAACCCTTTAGAAAGTTATTCCATTTAGCGATTAACCAAAACTGAAACTGTTCTATTTTATCTGCTATGTATCTCAATCCTCTTACCATTACATTTTATTTTCTTGATAGTTAATCCCATAAAAACTATGTACACCATTACCATCAGTAACCGCAACCGCGCTTGACTTCCACCCATACGGATGACTTTCAAAGTCTTTCCAAGCTACGTCCAAATGATACTTGTCGCTTATTACTGGTGCTTTTATTTCATTACCTTCTGCATCGTATTCGCCTTGCTCTAAAACTATATAACCAAGTTTTACAATAGCGTGTCCGTGAGTAGCATTGCCCTCATCATCTACCCCTAACGCAGTTATTTTAGCGTCAGAAGTAGACTCATCTTTAAAGGCATATTTACCAATCTTAATCATTCTCTTTTGGTATTGACTCATTCAGTATCTTTACAATCTCTTGCGCTTGTGCTAATACTGCAATAGGAAGCGTGTTAATGACTTGATTTACTCTTGCGATTTGTTCTTTAGTAATTTCCATAGTTGTGTTTTATGTAAATATACAAATTATCCCTTTAACAACTCAACTTCTTCTTTTAACTCTTGTATTGCTTTCACTAATATCGGCACAAGTTTTCCGTAACTTAATTCAAGTCTATCTTCGTTTTCAGAGTAAACCAATCTTAAAGTATCATTGTCTAGTTCTCTAACTTCTTGTGCTATAAAACCAAAGTCTTTTTTACCTTTATTAGCTGAATAAAATTCTACTTCTGTTTCGTTGCCATCTTCATCAACATCTACTGTTGTTTCTAGTCTGTTATCCCATACAAATTCTCTTGGTTGTAAAGCATCAATAAAAGCCAAACCGTATTCTAAATCTTTTATTTCTGATTTATCTCTTTCATCTGATAAAGATGTTATTGATGTAACCGCACAACGTAAAGATGTGATACTTGAATTGCCTAAAGTAATTTCGTTGCTTACACTTGTAGAAGAAGCAGCAGCAGAAAGACCTACAACAGTATTGTTGCTTCCAGTTGTAATAGCACCACCATTATAACCAACTCCAAGCATAGTATTTTGTGTTCCACTTGTTAAAGTTCTTCCAGCAAAAGAGCCAAGTAAAGTGTTTTCTGCACCAGTTACTACTACTCCAGCTTGATAACCTATTAAAGTGTTATTGTTTCCAGTTGTTAATGCACGACCAGCTTGATAACCTACAATAGTAGCTTGTTGTCCAGTTGTTTGTGATTTACCAGCTTCAAAACCTACAAAAACATTATTAGAGCTTGTAGTTAAAACTTTAGCAGCGTCGTTACCTATAATAGTATTATTACTTCCAGATGTTAAACCGCTTCCCGCATCAATACCAAGAACAGTATTTCCTTGAGGATTGCCACTCAAACCGCTCGGCACTTCTCCAACGTACAAGCTATCTGTATCAACTAAACAATCTGTAAGACCGTTCAAGTCTGAAGCACCACCACCACCTAAATTAGATGGGTCAATACGGACATTATCCGTACCATCATAACCGACCAAGAAATCAACATTTGCTGGGTCAGTTTTTACTGTAAATTCGCTAAATTTTTTATTTGCCATTTTTTTTAATTTATTCTATTATTATATATTCGTTTTGTTCTGTTTGTAAAAAGTCGCCATTCTCTGCTAATACCTCAAAGAAAGGTGTAGGTGTTGGGTCTGTATAAGGATAGTAAATGCTTCCCCATCCGCTTACTGTTGGATTACCCCACCAAGTTGTTTCGTATATTTTTCCCCAGCTCATTATATTGTTGTTAATGTTATTGCTTCCGCTTCTGTTAATACTCTATCGTAAACTCTTGTATCGTATACTTTACCCTCGAAATGATTTAAAACATTTGTATTGTTGCTAAAGTTAAGTCTATCCATTCCACTTGGAACAGTAGCACTTGTATCACTACCGACTAAATCACCATTAATAAAAAACTTGTATTCATTTTCTTTAAAAGTAACTGCTATTTTATTTCTTTGGTCAAAATTCAAGTTTAAATAACTATCTACTCCACCACTTGATAAAACCCTAACTTGTGTGCCATAATTTTGAAATATAAGCGCAAGTCTATTGCTAGCACTCCCATCACATAAAGTTATTATAGTAAAATTTCCACTATTATAAACATAGCTATCAACAAAAAATGTTCCCTCTGTAATGTCAAACAAATCAGCATCACCACCGTTAAAACATTCGTCTTTTAATCTTGTTACACCATTAGCATCATCTACGTTTTTAATATAGCTTGTAGCGTATCCACCAGCTTCCATCTGCGCACCCCATATAAATATACTACCAACTTCTGTTAAAGATATTTGAACACCAGTTGCGCCACCACCTAACGTATTTGGCGAAGTACCACTTACTTTTAACCTATACCAACCTCCATCAAATTTGTCAAAACTTGCAGTACCTAAACTACTTTCGATTGTTTCAGTAGACATATCAAACTCAATCCATCCAAAAGGATTAATTTGCCCACCAGTATTAGCATCATACATTTGAACTTTACAAATACTTGTTGTATCTGCTTTCACAAAAAGAGAATAAGTATATAATGTATTTGCTGTTATTGTAACAATACCACCTAATAAACCAACAGACGATGTAGTTTCTAATTTATATGCAGTTAGTTCCCCATTTGGACAAATGCTACTATTTGCAGTTATAGTTGAAAAAGCTGGTGTCCAAGCAGCACCGCTAAAGTTTTCGCTATATGCTTGTAAGTTTGTGCGTTGGCTCTCAAGTAAGAGCGAAGGACAATCGCTATTTAACCAATCTAATCTTGGTGTATCATTAACAACTTCCTCAATAAGACCATCCTTACGCACTCTTGTTGCGCTACCATTACGCTCGTATGTAAAATCGCCATCTGTATTATTCGGCAAAATAGAATATACAGTAGGAGGAGATTGTTTATATCCGCTTGGTATTAATGCTAATTTAGGATTTGTCATTTCTTCTCTTTAAATTCTTTGTAAAACCTTTTTGCTTCTTTTTCGCTTTTGCTCTCTATATACTGTTTTAGCTTGTTAAGGTTTATTTCTTTTACTTTATACTTCATAAAACCCATCCGTTAAACGTTGTATCTGTATCTGGGCTTATATCCTCGTTAGTGTTGCTTAAATACTCTGGGAATAAGTTATTGTTAAAACATAAATAGTCTACTAATCGTGTTGAGTAGTAGTTTGCGTATTCCCTTGCTTTTCCAACTAAATAATCTACCTCGTTTTTGTCTACGTTCTGTGCTGTTTCGCTACTGTGTTTAAGTACGGATTTGTTTGTAATTGTGTATGCTGCAAATGGTATATAATTCATCTGCGCAAACCAAATTAATGTTGGCTGAATATATGTATTTGTTAATGTCAAATAATCGCCACTTAAACTGTCTGCTATAATATCTGCACTAATCTTGTTGTATAAGTCTGTACCTAATAAATTCTGTATGTCTATTTGTTGCGCCACCTTCACAAACTGTAGCATCTTGTCAATGTCTACATTCCCATCAATGATGGAGTTTTTCTTAAGGTCTGTTGTGCTTATAAATAATGCTGTTGCCATTAGTTTCTAAATTTCATTTTGTTCCAATACTCTGCTGTATAGCCCTTATACTTCATATCCTTTGGTGCAACTGGTACTTCTTGTGCATTAGCCTCTGGCTTAAAACCTCTTTTCCTTGCCTCTGTTGTACTTATAGCATCGCCTAACCCTTTAGCACCATCTTTACGTACATAAGTCTTACGAAGCCATTTATGCTGACATCTCGCACCGCCTTTATAAAGCCAGATACTGTAAGTATCGCTGCCGCCTTTTCCAAATCCAGCATTTACTACTTTTGTGTCCATAGAAATAATATCCTCTTTTCTATATACCTTTTTAGCATCTACCATCTTCTTGCAAAACTTTCTTGAGTTTGCACTATATCTTTGTGGGCTGTACATATAACGTACTAAAAACTCATTACCTTCTTCTTTTGTTTGTTTACTTGTACCATCTTGCTCACTCTCTTTATAGGGCTTTGCGCTACCAGTACTTACAAACTCCCAAATCTTTGATAGTAAACTTTTGTCTTTAGGTTTGTTAAGGTCTGTAATTACCTCATCCAACCCTTGTTCTTCATCATAGTTTACTTCTCTTTCGTCTATTACTTCAAAATCCTTAAATAGTTCTTCTTCTTCTTGCCCTAAATCTATAAGTGCATCCGCTATATCGCTACCTAATTCGTCTGGTAATTCTGCGCTTAACTTAACACCAGTTTCTTCTTCTTTAGTTTCTTCATCCTCTACGTTTTCAAGGTCTGTAAACTCTAAAGGCTGTAAGGTCTTAAAGTATAGTTTTAAGCTAATATTATTGTAAGCTAATATACTATCAAAGGCATCTATTAAAAGTGTCTGAAACGGTCTAATAACGGTGTTATCCATTAGTATAGATGCAGTCTTTAACTCGTCTGCGTTGTTACCTAAACCGCTACTGTCTTTAATACCCAACAACATAGGGCTTACAATTCTATGTGCTACCATTATTTTTTTACCACTCTCATCTGAAAGGAATTGGTATTGGTTATGCGCATCGCTTAATTGTATTGGCTCTATTGTAGCTGCACTCTCTGGGTTGTCGTTAAACGCTAATATAAATTTACCAGCATTACTACTACCGCTAAACTTTTGATATATTCTATTCTCAAGCATTTGACGTTCCTCTGCATTTGGAGTACCGTTGTTAAAGTTAATTAACATACTTGGTGCAAGTCCATTAAGGATGTTGTTTAAATGGTAGTTAGATATTTCTTCTTCTAACTCTGCATACTGTAAACCACCTTGATAGTCTGGGCTTGAATAATATTTATATCCAGCTCTGTAAGGCTTAACGTATACTATCTCTATGTTTTCTTTTGAATAACCAAAAGCTGGTATGCGTGTGCAATCGTCTGCTTTTTTTACTTTACTCCAATCGTCAGAATAGTAGTAAGCCTCTATCTCGCCTTTGTCGTTGCATTTCTCTGCTCTTAAGTTCTCAACTGGAATATGCTCTACTTGTGCCACAGTCTTGCGGTCTTTAGAGTATATAACTTGCATAGAACATTGACCCATTAATTTAAGGTCATAGCATAACTTACGCACACAATCCTTGTGAAACAAAGACATCATTTTAGCGTATGCTTCTGGCTTCTTGTTGCTGTTTAAAGCATCTAAACCTTTGCCATATATCATTTCGCTAACTCCGTTAATAATAGCGTTGTTTGTTGGGCTACCATTGTAACGGTCTATTAGGTATGCGAAGTAATTGTTATCTGCGCCATAGCTAACCCATTCCTTGTTAGACTTCTCTACAATTTGTGGGCTTGTGTAGGTGCTTAAATTTACTACTCTTAAATCGTTCATAATATAATGTAATCGTTATCAAAACTATCTTCTTGTACATACTCATCTTTGTTAATAGAGTAGTAGTCGTTAGTAGTTTGGTTTATTGTTTGGTCTGTGCAAAATACTTTGTCTTTGTATATTACCGCAGTTCCGTTCTTAACTTCTAATATGTAAAAATCGCCTTCTGTTAGCGCTCCAAAAACCGCATCAAAACTCATATAATTACCATCAGTTGATGCAGTAGGAGTTAAGTTTACGTTTGTACCAGTACTTTCGCTTGTAAGATTTACTGTTATACCACCATTAATATATTGTCTTGGTATTATCTTAAAGGTCTTATTTCCGTTTGTGCCTATTAGCTTCATATTAATATATAAACAAAACTAATTTATTTTGCATTGTAAGGCATAAAAAAAGGGCTATCCGTTAAGATAACCCTAAATTTAAAACCCTAATTGTGTTTATGCAGTTGGGTCGATTTGTGAAGCAGAAGCATCAGCAGTAATTACTGACCCAGTCACAAAGTAAGGCGGAGCAGTTTCTTGCGCTACCGCTGTGATTGTGTACCCAGTTAAATCTCCCATTGCAGCACCAGTTACAATAGTACCACCATTTACATCAGCACCGTGTTCTAATCCCATAACGAAATAGTTTCCGTTGTAGTCCTCTATTGCAATGTGTGGTCTTGCGTGTGCAATTAGTTTAAGTTCCTCTTGTGTCGCTTTGTCTTGGAATGTAAGTGTAAGATTAAGTGTACTCTCATAGAAAGTTGTACCATTCTCACGAGAAGAATTGATAGCAGTTTCTAAAGATGAGTTACCCTTAACATCAAACTGAAACCAATCTGGGTCTCCAGCAAATGCTGTAATCTCTCCAGCAGCTATTGTGGCAGCACCTAAAGTACCAAAGTCAGCAAAGTAAATAGTTTTAATACCACCTACTGCGCTTTTGCAAGGTACTTTTCTACCAGTTGTTAATGAACAAGCCATATTTTTATAGTTTTTTTAAATAAAAAAGGGTAGGGTAAATTGCCCCACCCCTTTCTACGTTGATTAATTAATTATTATACAGTTCTGTAAACGATGTCAGATACTTGTGCGTATTGTACGCCAGCAGTAAATCTCATCACTACACGAACATTCTGGCTTCCGTCTGTTTCAGCCATATCAATAACTCTTACTTCGTTAAGGTCGCTTAAGATACCAGTACCAAAGAAAAGGTTAGACTTTTCAGCAGCGATAATCATATCGTCAGCAGCACCTCTACAAGGAATTACTGGGATACCATCAAAGAAAAGGTTACCTAATACTTGGTTGTTTCCTTTGTTCTCAAATCCGTTAGCGCCAACTCCAGCAGCACCAAAACCGCCTAAAGCACGAGTATATGCGCGAACTACGTTTGAAGCAGCATAGATAGCTAAATCTTCACTTCCGTAAACTGTGCTTGGAATAGCATCTACAACATCTCCTAATTCAGCAACTACGTTTGCAGCAGTTACAGCAGTACCAGTAATATCTTGTCCAGATGGCAAATCTCCATCAGCAGCTAACAATGTAGCAAATCCGTTAAATTGTCCAGAAGTTGAAGTATTTCCACTCCAAATGTTTCTTTCTGTGCGGTCAGCTACTTTAGCAGCAACGTGAGCCAATACAAAATCAGAAAAGTTAGCTGGTAGGTTGTCAAATGCAGAATATCCCATTTGTGCAGCTTCCCAATCCGAATGTAGGTCTTTTTTACAGATGTCAAGGTTTACTTGAAATTCTTCTGGCTGAAGGATTTTCTCTGTAAGAGTTAATGTCCCTTGTCCAGTTTGAAAGTCGCAAGTAGCGTCTTTTACGATACTGTCAGTTGAAGCCTTTTTGATTACAGACTTAAACTTAACGTTAGGCATAATTGTGATATTGCCTTTGTCTAATGTGTCAGCCGAGAGAAGCAGCTGCGGCTACGTATTTGCCACTGAACTCTCCGCTATAACTTGATGTAATTGATACACTCATTTTATTTAGTTTTTAGTTGTTTATTAATTATTAAATTTTGCCATTACTCTATCTAATGTACTCATTCTTCTGTTTTGTGAGATACTGAATTTTGATAGGTTTTGTTTTGCCTCTGGGTTAGCTTTGATTGGCTCGGCTGCTGGCTCGTTAAGTTCTGCTTGTACTTCTTCTGGTACTTCGCTTAACTCTACTTTTTCGTGCTTGCATAGTTCCTCTGTTACAAGGTTTCCTAACTCATCTGCGCTTAAGTCCTCTTTAGGCTCTAACATTGCTTTGATTTCCTCAATCATAGATTTAACCTCTGCAAGTTCTTCTTTAGTAGCATAGCCCATTTCTTCTTTTTCTTCTTCTCAAGGACTACATCTTCTGTTGCTTCTACTTCTTCTTCTACCACTTCTTCTTCTGCGGTAGCTTCTTTAATTTCAGCAATAAGACCTTCTTCTGCTACTACAAGTATTTTACCATCTTCAAGTTCATACTCTCCAACTGGTACAGCTACTTTCTCATCTTCGGTAACAATAAATACTTCGTTACCAGCTTCAAACGCTTCTGCTTCTAAAACAGCACCGTTCTCTAACGCTTGTTGTTCCAACTTAACTTCTTCGGATAAGTTTAGAACATCTTTGATTTTACTAATCATATCGTTCGTGTTCATATTAATATATAAGTGTTAAAAATTAATTTTGCATTTTTATTATCCTAACATAGCATAAAGACCATTTGCGGCTTTATCTGCTCTTGATTGTAATTCTGATAAATCACTTCTATATGCTTGTAATTGTCTAATAGATATTTTTGCTTCTGGTGGTAGTTCAATCCCTAAATCTTTTGCAGAAGAAACTAATTTTTTAACATCGCTATCTGTAGCATCAATTCTTTTAACTATAGCTTTTGATTTGTTAGCAATGTCATCTACTTCATTTGCTGCTCTTCTTATAGCACCGCTTAAAGCATCTGCATCAGATTTTATTTTATTATAAGTTTTTTCAATATCATCAACTAAAGCAAGTTCAATCTTTTGAGTAGATAGTTCCTCTTTGTTAATATGCTTTAAAGCGTTTTTGTAATTTCTCATTTTTATAGTTATTTAATTAATTTGCATTTTCACAAGTTGTACAATTATCATAAGCAGTAACGCTTTGCCATTCAAAGCCACTTGTTTCATCATCTCTACTTAATACAGTATAGCACCCATCGTGTCCATCGTGTACTAAATCAAAATAATATACATTACCTATTGTTAGTTCTTCTCCGTTCCAAACGTGTTTTTGTTGGCTATGCCCACAGCGTTGTATTTTATATCCGTAGCTACCTTCTGGCGGTGTTGTTTCTTGTCCGACTGTACTACCAATCCCTTGCGCCCTTAAACTACCATCACAGCACTTTATAGAGTAGGTATTATCCTTGCATAAACACGCTCTGCGCCCACCCTTTGGACTTGTTCTACTTGGTGTAAAGAATTGTTTAAATCTTTTCATTTATTGTATCGCTACCTTACGCATTACATTATTTTAGAAATATCTTTTTGCTTCTCTCTTGCATTAGATATTGCACTTAATATAATTTTTTTAATTTCTTGAAATTGTTGATAAGGTTTAGTTCCTCTATATTCTAAACCTAAATCTTCTGCTTTATTACCAAACTCATCAGCTAATTTGTCTGCATCTTGTAGTATGTCATTTAAGGTTTTAAAATATAAATCTGCACTTTGTTTTGCTTGATTTATAGATTTTCTAAAATCTGTTCTATAATTAGAAAACGCTTTATCATATTGTTTTTTAAATTCGGTAAAATCATATTTAGATAACTCTACTTTTTGTGGCTCTTGCTTTGCTAAATACTCGTTAATTAATTTTAGTGCTTTTTCTTTATTAGTCATTTTGTTTTATTTTATAGGTATACAATTTGGTACTAATCTACCATTTTTC